TATAGAAGATTAAAAGAATTACAAAATATGAAATCTATTGAAAAAGAAATGGTTCAATGGGTAGATGAATTAGAAAAACAGAAACAAGAAAAGATTTTTGATAAGAGTGTGGTCAATGCTATGGCCAACTCTAATGTAGAGATGTCAATAAAGAAAAACACTTAACTGGAGAAATACAATGAGTGAATTAATACTAGCAAATTGGGAATATATTTTAATTGGATTTTACGCTTTAGAAAAGATAGTAAAATTATCACCTACACAATATGATGATATTTTATTTGATGCTGTAATTAAACCAATGTTTAATAAACTTCCTTTCGGTAAAAAATAATGAAAAAGCTATGGAAATACATAGCTGGACTCCTTACAATAGCAGGTGGTATTCTCATTGCTTTTCTCAGTGGTAAAGGTGCAGGTCGTTCTGAAGAAAAGCAAAAAGATATCAAGAAGAAAATAAAAACTACAGGTGATATAATTAAAAAAAATAAAAAAGAAACCGATGTAGTAAAAGAAAGTTTAAAGAACAAGAAAAAAGCTCTTGAAGAAATTAAAAAACAACGAGAATCTTTTGGTGTGGAAAGAAAGTCATCAGATGAAGCAGCTGATTTTCTTAAAAAATACACTAAGAACAAGAAATAACAAGTAGGAGAAATAATATGCCTTATCATCCAAGAACAAGTAGTACGCGCAGTGGGGGGAATCGTAGTAGTAATCGAAATAATAATCGTATGACTACTAATCGTATGAATAATAATCGTCAAGGAATGACACCTAATAGAAATAATCGTAATACTATGAACCCGTGTCCTGAAGGTTTCCACAGGATGCCTGATGGTAATTGTATGCCTAATGATGATCCATCCATGCGTACGAGAAATCCTAGGACTGCTAGGAGGAACACTGTGAACCCACCGAATACTGGGAGGACTGTTAGGAGGAACACTGTGAACCCACCGAATACTGGGAGGAACGCTGGGATAAATACTATGAATACTATGAATAGGAGGAATGCTATGAATAGGAGGAATACTAGAACGAGAACCATACATAACACCACCGATCCTGGGTTATATTCCTGTAGTTGTATTGGTGGTTTTTGTTCAGACAACTGTAGTAATGGTAGAGCTAAATGTGGTGACGGTATCAATAATAGTTACGGTGCATGTTTCGCAGATACTAATACCATTAATTGTGGTACAGCTACGGTGTACTGTGAAGCAGCAAATGCGTGTATAAATTTTGGAGAACATTGTGGGTCAACATTAAGATAATATGTTTAAAAATCTACTATCAATATTATTAATCATTTCTATACTTCTTCCTCAAAAAACATACGAGTTTACAGAGGAAGAAGTTCAGTCATTATATACTTCTATACGAGAATTAGAGAACACCGATTCAAATAATCAAAAAATCATCGGAAATTTAAATTCACAGATATATATGTATATACAAAGTGATAGTTTATATCAAGGACAGATTGAACAATATGAAAAACAAATTGAGTTACAAAAAATGATGATTAAAGAAGTAAAACCTAAATGGTATGATAATAAATACATTTGGTATACTTATGGAGTATTATCAATGATATTACCAGTATGGGCTGTGGGACAAGTTAAATAGTGTCTAACCCCCAAAATCTTAAAACAGCAATAAAAAGAGAATACTCTAAATGTGTGAGTGACCCAGTTCACTTTATGAGAAAGTATTGTACTATCCAACATCCAAAACGAGGTAAGATTAAATTTAATCTATATGATTTCCAAGAGGATATGTTGACTGAGTTCAAAGACAATCGTTACAACATCATTTTAAAATCAAGACAATTAGGTATATCAACATTAACCGCTGGTTATTCATTATGGATGATGTTATTTAATGCCGATAAAAATATTTTATGTATCGCTAAAGACAAAGATACTGCTAAAAACCTTGTAACAAAAGTTCGTGTTATGTATGCAGGACTTCCACAATGGTTAAAAACGAAGGTAACAGAAGATAACAAACTTTCATTAGTATTTTCTAATGGTTCACAGATAAAGGCAGTAGCGGCGACACAAGAAGCTGGTCGTTCAGAAGCTCTATCACTTTTAATTCTTGATGAAGCAGCTTTTATCGAGTATGCAGATTCAATATGGACAGCTGCACAACAAACATTAGCAACTGGTGGTGATTGTATTGCTCTCTCAACACCTAACGGTGTAGGAAATTGGTTTCATAAACAATGGGTTGATGCTGTGGACGGAAATAATGATTTTCACACACTTAAACTTCATTGGACTTCTCATCCTGATAGAGACCAATCTTGGAGAGATGACCAAGACAGAGTTTTAGGACCGTCAAAAGCTGCACAAGAATGTGATGCTGACTTTCTTACTTCAGGTGAATCTGTGGTTGACCCTCAAATTCTACAATGGTATAAAGAAGGAATGGTATGTGACCCAATGGAACGGGCAGGTTTAGATAAAAATTTATGGATATGGGATTATCCAGATTATTCAAAAGAATATATGGTAGTAGCTGATGTGGCTCGTGGAGATGGTTCTGACTTCTCAGCAACACAAGTATTTGAAATAGAAGATATGAAACAAGTTGCCGAATATAAAGGACAATTAGGAACAACGGAGTATGGAAATTTCTTAATTGAATTAGCAACAAAATACAACGATGCGTTGTTAGTAGTTGAAAACAATAATATCGGTTGGGCAACAATACAAACTATTATAGACAGAGGATATAAGAACTTATTCTATATGTCAAAAGATTTACAAGTTGTTGATGTAGAACATCAAATGATATCAAATAAGTACAGAAATCAAGATAAAAATATGGTACCAGGATTTTCAACAACAGTAAAAACAAGACCATTGATTATAGCGAAGATGGAAGAATACACTCGTGAAAAGATGGTAAAAATAAAGTCACCGCGACTGATTGAAGAATTATTTACATTTATATATCATAATTCAAAACCAGAAGCGATGAGTGGTTACAACGATGATTTGGTTATGTCATATTCAATAGCATTGTGGGTTAGAGATACTGCACTACGATTGAAAACTGATAAAGACAAGCACCAACGGGCAATGATGGACTCAATGTTGAATATGAACGGAAATACAGACTTTAGTTCTGGTTTTCAATTTGGTAAAGCTGGTGGCCCGAAAGAAAATCCATATACGATGGACATTAAGGGTGAAAAAGAAGACCTATCATGGTTAATTAAATAAGAGGTAAAAATGGCACAAGACGAAAATATATTAACGAGATTAGGGAAACTATTTCAATCAAACATAATTGTTAGAAAAACTGAGGACGGCCAATTAAAAGTTAAAGATGTAGATTTCGGTCAATCAACATCATTGGTAAATAACTTTGTTGATAGATATAACAGACTTATACACGGCAATTCTAAACAAATGGGTTGGGCTGGTAGAGAGAATCAACGAAACGCGTATGAAGTAGCTCGTAATCAATTATTTAGAGATTATGAATTAATGGACGCTGACCCGATAATATCATCAGCACTTGACATCTATTCAGATGAGTCAACGATTGATAACATTGAAGGACAAATTCTTAAAATTAAAACAGACAATACAAAAGTTCATGATATCTTACATAACTTATTCTATGATATAATCAATATTGAGTTTAATCTGTGGTCTTGGATGAGAAACCTAACAAAATATGGTGATTTCTTTTTATCGTTAGATATAGTAGATAAATATGGTATTGTTAATGTAAAACCACTATCGACATATGGTGTGTTTAGACTTGAAGACCACGACCCAGAAAATCCAAAACTTGTTCAATTTGAAATTGAAGAAAGTGGTAACAAAGAAGTTAAAGAAAATTATGAAGTAGCTCACTTTCGATTACTGTCGGATTCTAATTTCTTACCTTATGGTAAGTCTATGTTAGAAGGAGCCCGTAGAGTATTTAAACAATTAACTCTTATGGAAGATGCTATGTTAATTCATCGTATTATGAGAGCACCAGAAAAAAGAATATTTAAAGTAGATATTGGAAACATACCTCCAAATGAAGTAGAAAACTTTATGAATAAAATCATCGGTAAGATGAAAAAGATTCCAGTAATTGACCAAGCGACAGGTGATTACAACTTACGATATAATGTAGAATCAACAACAGAAGATTATTATCTTCCAGTTCGTGGTTCTGATAGTGGAACAAACATTGAAACATTACAAGGATTATCAAACGAAGGTGCGATTGATGATATTGAATATTTAAGAAACAAGTTACACGCAGCTTTAAAAGTTCCAAAAGCGTTCTTAGGATATGAAGAAAGTGTTGGTAGTAAAGCAACATTAGCAGCTGAAGATGTTCGTTTCGCAAGAACAATAGAAAGACTACAAAAGATTGTAGTAGCTGAACTTACAAAGATTGCAATCGTTCATCTATATTCACAAGGATTTGAAGACGCTGAACTAATAAACTTTGATTTAGAATTACAGAATCCATCAATGATTCACGAACAAGAAAAACTTGAATTATTAAATCAACAAGTAGAAATCGCTAATAGTTTAATTGAAAATAAACTTTTATCTCGTGAATGGATTTATGATAATATATTTAAATTCAATCAAGGTGATAAAGAAAAAGTATTTGAGGGTGTCATTGAAGATAGAAAACAAAACTTTAGATTTGAACAAATTGAAACTGAAGGTAATGACCCAGCCGAATCTGGAGAAAAGGCCGATGGTGAAGAGGATTTAGAAATGGCCAGACGAGGTGATCACGGTGGAGATAGAAGAAGTGGAACTGAAGAAAAAGAATACGGAAACGAATATGATAGTGATGACTTGAAAGACGCCACTTCTTACAAAAAAGAACGATGGGGTAAGAGAGAGTTCAAAGGTAAATCACCATTAGCCACTTCAAAGGGTTCAACTCTTGTAACTCGTGAAGGTTTATTATCTCAACT